TACACCTTTTGCTATACCAAGTGTTCCTATCCTTTTAACATCATTAAATGATAAATTTGTATTATCTGTTAAAAATTTTACATTATCAGGTGTTAATACTTTGTCAACAAATACTCCAGATCCACCTATTGCACCACCTTTTATAGCTCCTCTATACATAGCTTTACCTATGTCTTGTCCATTTATTGCAGCTACTACACCATTAGTAACAGAGCTATTTATTGCAGACCCTGCAATTCTTCTAAAAGAATCTCCAACTGGCATATTTTTAAATATACTATTAGATAATACACTATTCATACCTTGAGATACTATAGGAACAGCAGCACTAGTTAAAAATGTTTTAGTAAAGTCTCCTCCAGTAAGAGAAGATATAGATGCATTAATAAAAGCATTACCAACTGCTGATTGTACTGCAGGTGCAGCACCACCTAAAAAACTAGCACCTAATCCTGCACCTACTCCTGTAGCAGCTAATGCGATAGAACCTACAGTCATTATGCCACTTAAATCTGAAGCTGTATCTTCATATCTAGGATAAATTAAAGCTTCACCTTTTTCATCAAACTTTATCATAAAGTCTGTCATGCCCTCAGTTCGAGTAGTATTACCCCATCTAAATCCTTGGCCTTTATCATACTCAGTTAACATACCACCATATTTACCCTGTACAACTTTTTCACCTGTATCTTTATTTATTAATTCATAACCAGTTTCCACATCTGCTTTAATTATTTTTTGTTTAACTGTTTTAGTTCTAATACCAGAGCCACCAAATCCTATCATCCCAGTTTGTACTTGCTTTTCTATTTCTTCTTCTTTTATGTTAGAAATTTTACTAGCAGGAATTTCTATTTCTTTTGTTTGACACACTGAGTAACAACTACTAGGAGCTTCTTTTCTAAAATATTTATCTCCTTTTTTATAAATAGTAAAGTTTGTTGTTGTTGCTCTACTTCCAAGCTG